AGCCAACGGGGTGTTTATAGAGCACAACGGGTCTGTTTGGCTTCAGGACGACAGTAGAGCGGGAACCCTGATGGCCGTCCCGAGGAGCTTTGTGGCAATGGTTCTAGACCTGCACATAACGAGGCGAGCAGCATGGATAATGTGCACGTATCCGAGGCAGGCGCGAATTCCGGGCTCAGAAAGACTTCCGTTGGCAGAGGATTTGGAGGCATGCTGGGACTGGGGAGACAACATTCTGCTAGCCGAGGGCAATGAAGCCTACGAGACCATCAAGTCATGGGAGAGTCTCTTTACAGGAATGATGCTAGCGATGGGAGAGGACTACAATAACTCAATCGCTGTCTCGAGTTTTATGGATGAGACCATTGAGGGACTCACACCAAAAGATAGGAGCTTTTGGAGGAAGATCCAGAGAAAAATCGGAAACGTCCATCACTTGAATGAGCTAAAAGGAGTCTTCAGGTCATTTGGGCATCCTGCTGTTGACGGAGACAAGGGGTACAAGGCATTGTATAAACTGTCAGAGGAACCAATTGCAATAGATCATGACCTGATCGCTCCTGGGATTGCACACTTCCGGAAGCTCTTCGCCACAAGCTGGAGAGGTGAGAAAGGAGCCTGGCCCAAAATGGATGTGACGGATCTGCCGCGACTCTCGCATCTGAGATGGGCTGTAGAGAATGACAAGGACATCGAAGAAGGAGATCCCATGTATCGTAAGGAGGACTGGTATTTAGTGAAGATGCTGAGGTGCTTCTCCCCGCTGTCCTCGGTGAGTGTGGCCTCATTATTGGCCGACAGAAGTATATCGCCAGGGCTAAAATCAATTGAGAAGCACCTCAAGGGGAAAGTGAGAGGATCAGTCGGAGACCTATCCGAGAGGAGGCTTGTATGTAAATACATCAGAACAGAGATGGTCAGTGTGGATGAGATTCTGGCGAAGTTTTCCGAGCGAAACTGGGACAAGAGCTGGCTGGCCATAGCACTTCGACCTAAGGAAAAGGAGCTGAAGATGATCCCGAGGATGTTTGCCATGTTAAGTTGGGAGGCCAGGTTGTACTTTGTCACCTGCGAATCAATGATGGCTCTTCACATCCTGCCGCACATGAAATTTGTGACCATGCTGGACACAGAGGCGGAGAAGTCCACAAAGCTTCATAAGTACGGTAAGCCAGACAAGAATGACGAACTAAGGTGGGTGGCTCATGCTGATTTTGACAAGTGGAGCTCAAGACAAAGATACACGGTGCTGGAAAGTTTTTTTGAAGAATTCGGGAATCTTCATGGAATGAGAGATCTTTTTACAGCCTCTCACGTGTTTAACAGTCAAGCCACAGTCTATTTGCAGGACGGAGCTAGTCAGTACAGATGGGACGATGGAAAACTGAAGGAGAACAGGGGCTGCAGCAGGTCAGGATTTCTTGGAGGATTTGAAGGACAAAGTCAGAAGGCATGGACAGTCGTGACAGGAAGCATACTGTCTGCCATAGCTGAGAGCTTGAATTTGCACATCCAGATCATGGCTGCTGGTGACAACATTGTGTTCATATCCAGGTTCTCTCTGCAGAACTCGAAGCGATCCGAAGCAGGCAAATTAGAGGTAAAAAGAATCCTTGGCAGATTGGACAACTTCTTGATCAAGGCTTTTGCATTGTTCAAAAAGCTGGGGATGCCCCTCAAACCATCAGAGACATGGAGATCATGTTCAATGATCATGTATGGAAAGAACATTGTATATAATGGGATGATGCTCGGAGAGGTCCTGAAGAGGATCGCCAAG